AGTTATAAATTAATTGCAAAATATTTTAAAAAAAGTTGTAAAAAAGTTTGGAGAATACAAACAAAGGGTTGTATCTTTGTACCAAGAAACAAACCAACTAACAATTTAAAACAAAATATTATGAAAAACGAAATAACACTGACACAAGAGCAAAAAGAAACTTACAATAAACTATTTGTAGAGCAGATAGAACGATTATCTAAGTACGTAAAAGAAGGAGACAGGACCTCTAGAGATATTGTCTCTGAGTTAAATGAAATAGCAAAATCAATAAGAGAAGTAAACAACCTGTAAATAATTAAAAACAAATTAAACCTTAAAACAAAACATTATGAACACAATTAAAATGATTACAATATTAAAAGACCAATTAAAAACAACAGCTATCTCAAGACAGGTTAGCTCATTAATTAAAAACGAAATATCTAGACTAGAATTAACATTACAAACTGTATAATAATAACCCTTAATAATAACCCTTAAATTTAACAACTATGAAAAAAGTAATTTTAACAATCGTAACAATCGCAACTTTATTTAGCTGCACAACAGAAGAAATGGCTCAGTCAGAAACGCAACTAGCCATCTTTACAGGAGAGTATTTTAACAATCAAACGTATATTAACGGAGACTTGTCTAGCACTTGTGACAAGGTTTGGAGCTTTACGGCTACGTCTGTCAATATAGCAGAAGACTTGAGCTGTGAGAGCGGTACAGGAGGTAGCTTTACTACAGCATTTACTTTTGACGATACTACTCTATATTTAGCCAACTACTCAGATACAGGCATAACCCAAGAAGAGTACACTTATGTAGAAGACGCAAACGGAAACTTAACCCTAACTTTATTAACAGGTAGCTACGTAGTAGATTACAAATTAACACGATAAAAGTTTGCGTAGTAAATATATTTTACGTATATTCGCATAAATTAATAAACCCTTAATATAATAAATATGATTGAACAATTAGTAAAAGTACAAAACGAGCTAAAAGCACCTAAAAGCCAATACAACTCTTTTGGTAAGTATAGCTACAGAAACGCAGAAGATATCTTTGAGGCTGCAAAGCCTATCTGTTTTAAATACGGATTATTCTTAAGCATCTCTGACGAAGTAATAGAAGTAGGCGGGGCTCTCTTTGTAGAATCTACAGCAACTATTACAGACGGAGAGAAGAGTTTTAACGTAAAAGCACAGGCAGGTTTAGACCTTAATCGTAAAGGAATGGACAAGGCACAAGCAAGTGGAGCTTCTAGCTCTTACGCACGTAAATACGCTCTAGGAGGTTTATTCTTATTAGATGACACCAAAGACGCAGACGCAACTAACACGCACGGTAAAGCACCTGCAAAGGCTGTAGCTAAAGCTGAGCTTAAGTTAAACTCTGAGGCTTATTTAAAAGCTATACAAGCGGTAACTAACAAGACAGTGACACTTGCACAAGTAGAAGCCAAGTATACTTTAAGTAGCGTAGTAAAAGACACCTTATTAAAAGCTAGTAAGGCTGAGTAAAAATAAATCAAAAAAAACTTGCGTATATCATAAAAAAATCGTATATTCGCACTCGGCAATATTGCCACAATCAAACCCTAATAAAAGCCTTTAAGAGAGGCGCAACAATTATGAGTACAATCATTTCAGTAGGAATCAACAAAGAAAAAATTACTTTCAACGATAAAGGTTGGGCTAATGTAACTATCTTTGTAAACGATGACACTAACGCTTACGGGCAAAATGCATCAGCTGCTATGGAGCAGACTAAGGAGCAAAGAGAAGCTAAAGAAGCTAAGGCTTATATCGGTAATGGTAAGGTAGTTTGGACAGACGGAAACATACAAGCTGCAGAGCGTGTAGAACGTCAGACAGAAGCTAGCGAGCAATCATTAGCAGGTAGAGAGACACCTGACCTACCTTTCTAGTTAGTAATTTATTACGGGGGTGTCACAGCCCCCTTTTTTATTCACTAACTTAAAAACCCTAAGATGTTAACAGATATTAAATTAATTAAAGATAAGTTGTACGATGTAAAGTACGACAGGATAGAGCAAGGGTTAGGTTTGGATATAGAAGAGGTAGACCAATACTTAAGATACAAAAAAGGAGCTTTTAACATTTGCGTAGGACACGCCAATACAGGAAAGACAACAGTAATATTGTACTTACAAATGGCTTACTCTTTAAAGCACGACCTTAAATGGCTTATATTTAGTTCAGAAAATAGTGACTATAGTATAGCTAGAAAATTACTAGAATTTAAAACAGGTACACCAATACAGAAAATACCTGACGCACAGATAGAAAAGGAGATGGAGTGGATAAACGACCACTTCAAAATAATGAAAGTAGACAAGCTCTATAGTGCCCGTAGCCTTATGGCAGAAGCTAAACAAATATTAGACGTTTGGCATTACGATGGCTTACTTATAGACCCTTATAACTCTCTTATTAAAGACCCTCAGTTATTGCGTTCGGTAGGTGGTCACGAATATGACTATCAAGTAGCTTCAGAAATGAGACTATTTTGTAAGAATAATAATGTAACTATTTGGCTTAACGCTCACGCAGTCACAGAAGCCCTCAGACGTAAACACACACAAGACCACGAGTTTGCAGGATTGCCTCAACCTTGTGGAATGGCAGACGTTGAAGGCGGTGGTAAGTGGGGTAATAGAGCTGATGATGTTATAAGTATCCACAGATACACTCAACACCCTACTAGGTGGATGGTTTCAGATATCCACGTAGTAAAGGTTAAAGAGACTGAGACGGGTGGACGACCAACGGGTATGGATACACCTATAAGTCTGCGAATGCAAGCAGGTAACGTAGCCTTTACAGTAGCAGGTAAAGACGTTATAGACCACAGCAAAGTAGCATCAATCAAAGTACCTAATATTAACCCTAAATTAGCTTTTTAAAATGAATGATAAAAACAAAGCCCTAGAGATGTTAGCAGTGTACCACGCTGAATATATCAAAATGGCTAACGCAATAGCAGGTAATAATAATGAAGTCTTTAATTACGCTGAAGACTTTGTGCAAGAAGCCTACTTAAGACTTGCGAGATACGAAGACTTATTTGACAAGGTAGTAAATACAAAAGGTAAAGTATCTAAAGGTTATATGTTTTTTGTACTACGCTCTATAATAGTTAACTCTATAAAAAAGAAGTCTAATCTAAATTATAACTACCTAGGAAGTCAATACGACTTTGAAGAGACTTATAACTTTATCGACGAAGGAGTAGATAGAGATAAACTAGGACTAGAAGCTATAGAGCAAAAGATGTATAGCATCGTAAAAGATGGCTCTAAATGGTTTGACTATTCGTTATTTAAAACTTACTTAGAAACAGGTAAGAGTTTTAGAACGATAGCAGAAGAGAGCGGTATAGGAATTAGAACTATATACCTATCTATAAAGAGGTCTAAACTTTTGATAGCTGAAAAGCTACACGAAGACTACCAAGACTTTTTAAATGACCAACACGAGTTAATCTAAAATAAATCAAAAAAAACTTGTGTATGTTAATTAAATTGCATATACTTGCACTATTAATCAAAAACCCAATATAATGGAAAATCAAAATGAAAGAGTATTTGAGTTAAACGCTGAAGGTTTCACCGCAGGTAAGATAGCTCAGAAGCTAAGAATCAAAAAAGCTGTAGTACTAGATATTCTAGGAGAAGCTAAAAACGCAGGACTAGGAGACATAGTAACTGAGTTTACAGAAGTGACAGGAATTAAAAAAGTAGTAGAGGCATTAGTAGACGACTGCGGTTGTGCTGCTAGAGCTGAGAAGCTAAATAAGTTGTTCCCTAATAGAAAGTTAAACAATCTAGAGACAGAGCAATTTGACTTTTTAAATGACTTCTTTACACCTAAGAGACCTACTAGCGTAGACCCTAAGACACAAAGAGAGCTTGTAGCTATCTATAACCACGTCTTTAAATCCAAGCGTAAAGTAACTAATTGTAGCCCTTGTCTAGTTAATCTTATAGACGACTTATTTAAGATATATGAAGGAGCTAAATAGTAACCAACTTAGAAAAAAACCTATTAAGGAGCTGACCACTATAGCTGACCAACTAGCGACTAGGCTACAGTGGTTTCACTCCACGGGTAAAGATAAGACAGACGCAAAGCAGTATAAGAGAATAGCTTCAGAGCTCTTACACGTAGCGAATATAATTGAAGCAAAAGAGATAGAAAACCTTAAAAAACCTAAGATAAATTATGGCAAATAAAAAGAATAAAGACGTAAGACCTAGACTAACAGGAGCTAAACTAGCTAACTTTAACTTCTTTAATAACAAAGAATCTAGAGTACTAGTAGTAGGTGACTTACACGCACCCTTTGACTTAGAGAGTTACTTTGACCATTGTGTAGAAGTATATGAGAGATATAATTGTAACCAAGTTGTTTTTATTGGAGACGTAATAGACAATCATTATAGTAGTTACCACGAGACAGACGCTGACGGAATGGGTGGAGGTCAAGAACTTCAATTAGCAATAGACAGATTGGCTAGATGGTATCACAGATTCCCTGACGCTCACGTTACTGTAGGTAACCACGATAGAATCATTATTCGCAAGGCTCAATCAGGTGGAGTGCCTAAGCAATGGGTTAAAGAATACTCAGAAGTACTTAATACGCCTAATTGGAAGTTCGTAACTTCAGTAGAGATTGACGATGTTTTATATATCCACGGAGAAGCGGGAACGGCAAAGACAAAAGCTAGAGCAGATATGCGTAGCACAGTACAAGGTCACTTACATACACAGGCTTATACTGAGTATTTTGTAGGAGCTAATTCTAGAGTATTCGGCTGCCAAGTAGGTTGCGGTATTGACGCTAAGTCTTACGCTATGGCTTATATGAAAGTAGGTAAAAAGCCTGCTATTGGTTGTGCTGTAGTTCTAGGGGGTAAAACAGCTGTAAATGAGCTAATGGTTTTATAATGATAGAGTATAAGAAAAATTGCACAGGCGTTTGCGATGACTGCGCCTGTGATATGCTAGACAATCCACCCTTCGGTAACCAAGACACGGCAGCAGAACGTAAAGCTACACCTGTTTTTAGTGGAGTATTAATACCTAATTATGGTGGTAGATATATAATTAATAGTTATGGAGATATACTAAGCGTAAGTAGAAGTAAGCTGCTTAGACCTCATAAGAGTAAATCTTCAGGCTATTTTATGTGTACTTTGATAAACGAAGATGGTGGTAAAGATGTTTGTTACTTGCATCAATTAATGGCTATTTCATTTTTAGATAAAGACTACAAAAGCAAAGGTTTAGTTGTAGACCATATAGACAGGATTAAGTCTAACAATGACATAAGCAATTTAAGAGTAGTAACAAGTTCAGTTAATAACGAGAACAAGGAATCTAAAGGATATCACCACTGCAGAACAAGGGATAGGTTTCAAGTTCAAATAAAAAGAAATGGTGTTACGTATAAGAAGAGATTTAAAAATGAAAATGAAGCTATTAAATTTGTAAAAAATATTAAAAAAAATGACAGATAAAAAAGAAACAGCAGCAGAGAGAAAAGGAATGCCTGTTTTTTCAGGAGTATTATCTTACTTCCCTAACGCACTTAAAGAAGTATCTAAGTGTTCACAAGCAGGTAATGACCAACACCACCCTAACACCCCTTTACATTGGGATATGGAGAAGTCAAAAGATGAGCTAGACGCGTTGACTAGACACCTTATAGACCATAGTATTAACCCGTTAGACGAAGATGGACAGCTACACCTAGCTAAGGTAGCTTGGAGAGCCCTAGCAGGGTTAGAGAGATTTTTAACTAATAAATATTAAGATATGAACGAAATTGGAAAAGAAGAGAGAGCTTGGTCAGTAATACTGAGGCTAGTAGTAATATGTGTGATAGCATTAGGAATCAACCTTATGGTGTCTTGTGAGCCTGCAGGTTGTTGGGATTGTGACAACGTAATGGTAGACGGAGTTATAAGTGAAGTCTGCGTACAAGTAGATGATTCTTATTGCGAATACTAAAAGTTTTTTTTAATATAAACCCTTGAGATTAAGGCACTTACTAACGTAGGTGCTTTTTTTTTGAAAATAAATGCAAAAAAGTTTTTTTTAACTAATAAAGGTTTGTATCTTTGTACCATAATCAAAAACAAATATTATGAAAAATACAATAGAATTACAAAACGAATCTAACTACGGACTAGAGAACTTTGTACTAGTAGAGCAAGGAGAGCTGACAGGTACTTTTAATATAGTATCGGAGAACTTCGGTTTTACTATAGTAAGTGACAAAGACGGACAATACACAATTAAACTATAGCCTATGTACACGATACTAGTAGTAAATAACAACAGATACTTAATTAACACAATGATGTCTGACCTGTCACAAGATAAGGCTTGTCAAGCTATACTACAAGACTTCCCTGCAGATGCAGACATACATTTTGAGATACCAACCAAAGAAGACTTACAATAATATGAAGACAAAACAGAAGACAGATACAAAGATGCTGCAGGTAATTAGAGAAGCTGTAGAAACCATTACTAGTTGTGACGTAGTAATAAGGACTAGGCAGGTAGAATATGTACAAGCTAGGAGTATTTTCTATAAATTTGCTAGAGAGAATAAACAAACGCTACAGGCTATAGGTAAGTTTCTAGATAGAGACCACGCTACTGTAATCCACAGCCTTAAGAAGTTCGAGCAAGACGTACAATATGACTCAGCCTTTAGAGCTAAATATAACGCAGTAAGAGACATCTTAGGTAACTTGGATATAAAAGAGTGTGAAAATGCAACAGAGACGCTCCTAGAGGCTTATGAGATGCGTAACGCTAATCTAATAAAGCAGAACGCAGAATTAAGAGCTAAACTATCTAGATTAACATCAGATGACACTATTAACGAATTACTAACAGGATTGCCCGATACTAGAATACAATACTTTATAGATAACCAATTAAAGTCTTTTGTAAATATGGAGAAGGCTATACTAAAGAGAGACGAAAATAAGAGACAGGCAGATATTAAGGCTAAGAAGGAATTCAAGAGGCTAGCTATGCACGAAGAGGGTGGAATGACTACAGACGGAAAAAAAGTTTATGCCTTAACTAGCTATTAATCAAGGCTTAACAAATTATTTCAAAAAAAAAGTAAAAAAAAGTGCAAAAAAGTTTGGAGCGTACTTCTTATTGTTCGTATATTTGCATCAACAATAATAACTAACATTAAAAACAAATAGATATGAAATTTACTAAAACATTTAATACAGACAATTGGGCTAACGTTTACACTTCAGAGTGTGGAGTATACGAGCTATACAGACTAAGAACTTTCAAGAACAATGGAACTAGTAAGTGTGATGGAGATTGGGCAGTACAAAAGAATGGTCAATTACTAACATCGTTTCCTACACTAGCCAAGGCTAAGCAAGTTGTATTAATGGATTCAATATAACAACTAAAAAAATAAATATTAATAATTAAAACAAATAACTATGAGAAAATTAAAAGTAAATTCAAAACTAGCAGTAAGAAAGTATAAACACCAAGACGCAGTAACCAAAGGAGGTCTAATATTCGTAGCCTCATTTATATTGCCTTGTTGCTTTACAATACTATTTGCTGTATTATTCACTAACCAATCTATCACTTTCGGTAGCTTCTAAAAACTAAAACTATGAATAAATTAATCACATTACAACTATTAAGAAACATTGCTCAAGTAGACGCTAGAATACTATCAGCTAAATACTACGAAGACCAAACAGAAGAGAACGACAAGCTAAGCCTAGATGCTTGTGACGTATTAGAACAGGCAGAAACAAACCTTTCACTATACCTAAACAAAAACTAAGATGACATTTACAAATATATACACACAGATAGACACACAAGACGATTTTATTAACTGCGATAAGTTTATAGATATAGACTTCGACTTTGATATTAACTTTCAAGACATTGATTTATATGGTAACGAAGACAGAAGCTAGACACGAGAAGACTAAAGAGAGAATAGATAAGAGTACTAATCGCTCAAAGGCTTGGAGAAGGCGTAGAGCAACTAAATAAATAACTATGAAAGTAAAACTATTAAATCACGAGCAAGTAGACCTGCAGGAGACACTAGACAATATGTATGGAGACGAATTCTACTATAAGTACCTAAACCTAGATAGGGTATTGTCATATAGTACTATGAAGTGGCTATTGAAGTCTCCAAAATGGTTTGCTCATATGAAGAAAAAAGGGATGACAGAGACACAAGCCCTAAGAGATGGTAAGTTAGTACACACTGAGATATTAGAGCCCGAGAAGTACGGACAGTTTACCTTTGTAGATACATCTAGTAAGAATACTACTAAATGGAAACTAGCTAAAGAGCAGAACGGAGCTGAGAGTACGTATACTCTTAAAGAGAAGTATATGGCGTCTAGAATAGCTGCAGCCTTCTTACAGAACGATGCCTGTGTATCATTTATGAAGGGAGCCAAGACAGAAGAGCCTGCCCTAGTAGAAGTAGACGGACTAGCTGTAAGAGGTAAGGCAGATATCTTTAAAGAAGGAGAATATGTAGCAGACGTTAAAACAACTAATGATGGTTTAAAGGATGTAGAGCTAAAGAACGGAGATGTGGTAAATCAATTTAAGTTTACTATCTCTAAATACGACTATGACCTACAGGCTTACTTGTATACTCAGCTATACGATGTACCCGATTTCTATTGGTTAGTGATAGATAAGACTACTACAGA